TATATTTCTGCTTTAATTTTCTAATTCTATGCCCCAATTTTAACCGCTGTGGCTTGTCTAACATTTCCCTCGATAGAATTATCATGGAGAATATTAACTCGCCTTATAGAGCGTTTAAATCAATTGAGCGGTTTATCCACCCCCTCGCCGAACTCACCGGTGATTTCAGCGAATTTTTTATCAAGTTCCTCAATGCCATCAACACCGGCCTTCGCTGCGGTGAATCCAATCACCATTGCATCGAAGAATTGTTTCTTATCTGAATCATCAATCATTGATTCAAATATCACCTGTGTGGCTGCTGCGCATAATGCTGTAGCAACTGACTCCGCACTTTGCCACTCGCTTTCCTTGTATTTAATTCGTAGATTATGATTCTTTTCTTTAATTTTGATTTTTCTCATCGATGGGATGCTCCTTTAAATATCGCCTCTTCATATTCACCTCTGAGGCGGTCATAAATGCGTTGGCTGTAATGATCTTTAGTCCAACTATCGCTGTAATTCGTTGTTACCACTATAGGTTTCATTCGGTTGTAGCGGTCTATGATGATACTCTCAACCTTTGCTGATACCCATTCCGATTTGGAGTACTCTGCTCCAAAGTCATCGAGCAGCAAGAGTGGTATATTCCGTAGCTTTCGCTCGTAGTCCATGAAGGCCACGTTATCGCCTTTGGATAACGTGAGCATATTATCCAAAAGGTTTGGCATCGAAATCATCATTCCGCCTTTGCCCATGTCAATCGCTCTTTTAAGCACACTCACCGCAATTGATGTTTTTCCTGTGCCGGCCGGCCCTCTGAGGATTAACCCCTTTCCGAAATCAAGATTGTACTTGAGGTTATCCGCATAAGCCTTCACGATTGCATATGCCTCTTTATTCTCTGCCGGAAAAGTTCCGTGTTCACGCAGCCAATCAAATGACATGGATGCATATCGCTTAGGGATGCCGGCAAGGTCATAGGCTTTTGATTTTTCATCACGAACCACTATCGGACTTTCATAAATTGGATGATAGAACTCATAATCAGGTTCCGTGAACCCTTGCTGATTCTTTATCCCAATCGACTTGTTCATCTTTTTTCGCAGACTTTCGATCATCTGCGTAGGATTGTATTTTTCGATTTTTCAACACTCCCTCTATATACTTCACATTAGTTGTGCCTTTGTCCTTAGCTACTTTTAAGGCACTCAATACTTCATCAACCCCATATTCAAGAACTAGGCTTTCCAAAACTTCCATTAAATAAGAAGAGATATCACCAAAGTTATTTATCCAATTATTGAATACAGGCTGCATGAAACTCTTTTCTTTACTTTTATTTACTTTACTTTCTATTTCCTTTACTTTACTTTGTTCATTTTTGTATACATTAACCCTAGTTTCTGCAACATTAACCCTAGTTTCTGCAACATTAACCCTAGTTTCTGTATACATCGTGTCAACATTAATTAGGTTAATGTCAGCATTAATTTTTACCGATTTTCTTCGCTCCGTGATTTTTAGGTACCTATTTTGTATCCCTTCGGATGTTAAGATGCGAAAATTGTCATATATTCTAAATGAGAATAATTCCACTTCACACGCTCTATTGATAACTTGTTTCACATAATCTGCATCGAGATTTGTATCTAGTGCAATAAGCGAAATCTCATCATCCTTAATACTCATGAAGTAACCTTCATCCTTATATATCGCAGCGAATATATATATCAGCACAGCGATTGAGGCAGCCCCATGCGAAAGCATGATTTTTCGTATCTTCAAATCGCTCAAAAATCCTACATCGAGCGGGAAATACTCAACCCCCTTAGCCTTCGGTCTAGCCATTAACTCCACCTTCCTAGAACTTCACATATTCCTTAGATCTGCCCATCTTCAAATATCCAATTTGAAGAGCATAATCAATCATGCTTTTTACATCGTTGGCCGGCACCTTTGTGCGTTTTTCAGTCAGCACAAAGAATAATGGGTTATAAGGAATTGGTGAGCCACTGGACTTCAATGCATTCGCTTTGATTGAGTCTTTCACAGTAACCCATGCCACACCGAACTGTTGCAGCATCTTATCTTCATTGTTCATCTTTCACCTCGTCATTTCCGATTAATTCATTCAATGATGCCACTTCTGTATTGCAGCAAGTACAAATAAAGCAATAGATGGAATATAGTTCATCGATAATTGGTTGCTTAGATTGGTATGCACCATTTTCTTTTGCGAGCGCCTTGATGCGCATCAATAACACCGCTTTTACTGTTACATCGAACTCATGATTCATTTTGATATCCTCTCTTTTAATACTTTCATCACCTCTGCTGCTTGTGGGCCATGTGCCATTTCATGGCACTCTCTACATAAGCAAGCTAAATTATCAAGATTCGACAAACCACCTCGGCCACGGAACAGGATATGATGCACCTCGGATGCCATCGCACCGCACAGCACACATAATCCTTGATCACGTTCAATGGCCTGTGGTCTAGTCTTTTTATATAAGGCCTCATCATCCTTCTTTCGGCTGTTCATCTTCCCACCTATCAAGGAGTGAATTGATATAGCTGCTATCCTCTAGTGCTATGCCTAACTGATTGCACTCTGTAACTAGGCTATCAATCAGCCTTGCCATCTGCTTAGTGTCATAGGATGAGGAACCCATATATAGGAATAGGACTGTTGTTCCGTCAATCTTTGTGCTTTCGCCCATATCCTCAGCGAACCACCCCAATCCGTTCCGGCTCCATCTATCCATGATTTTCTGCTTGGCATTTGGCAGCACTAACACTCGCTCAAACACACCGCATTCTCTGACGGCTCTTTTATATACATCGACCTTCGATATATAGCCATTCTTGGATAGTTCCTTTGCGATTTTCTCGCATAGAACCCAACAGAATGCATTGGCATTCAAGCTGCGAGATTTAGACCTCTTTTTGATTTCGATTGAATACTCAACATCCTTATCGATTTCAGCGAGTTCATTATCTCGTGGAGCCGGCATCATCACCATTACTCCTATAGGGGATTTGAATGTTTCAATGCCTTTTGTACTCCATTTCATTAGTAACTATTTACCCACGCTTTCAGTTGTTGAATTTCGCTCAAATCTAATTGAGTGCTAATCTTATTGAATGTAGCCTTCGTGTATTTGGCCAAATCGGATTTCTCGATGCCTTTTATTGCTGCTAACTCAACAACTTCATTCAAGGCTTGAATTGTAACCTCGGATACATTATTGCTGTTGCCATCGTCATCCTCTTCCCACGCAACTCCGAGGATTGAAGAGAGGCTATATCTTCGGCCATACGTTACAACGCTGCCGACACCTTGCGGATCCTTTTTAACTAATGGCAATGTGAAAGGCTCTGCCTCAATCCACTCGCCACTTTCATGCAACAATCGTGTAGTTACAGTTACATTCCCCTCAGAGGTTTCCGGTATTTGCAAGAAGGAGATACCATTCTTCGCCAAGATAGGGCGAACAGCTTGCAGCAATGCATCAAGGGTTACATATTTAGTTTTTAGGAATGCATTTTCTTTTGTGCGTTCCGGATCTGATACCTCTGCTTGGAACTTAGCCAATGCCTTTGAGATTTCAATAAGTGATTCACTATGTTTCATTAGATTCTGCTCCATTCCACACCGATTTTATTCAAAGTATCTTCGATGATTTTGTGTTGGGATTTAGTTGCTTTTACCACATATGTTGTGCGAATAGTTTCTTCAACTTCCTCAAATTTTATAGGTTGTTGTGGGAGTGGAAGTTCTACCACCACAGGCTCCACCTTATCAACATCGATTGTGTGGGCCTTAGCAGCTTGCATCTCGATTTCCAATCGTTTATCGAACTCATCGGCGAGATATCCATCTAATTCTGATATGGATACATTCATCACCTTATGAGCCACATCATCAAATGTGATTGGTGTATTTAATTCATATTGAGAGTTGAATAATTCAATCTTCAACTTAACCATTTCTTCCTTTTCTGCTCGCATTTTAGCAAGTTCATCATCGTTATTTTGCTGTGCTAAAAGGTCATTCATTGCGGAATCAATGGCACTTGCGGTGGCATCAATTTTGGCTGTTTTGTTTTGCCACCACTTTGGATCAGCCACAAACCGATTTCGATATTCTTCACGAATACCAAGAGCCTCGAACTTATCTCGAATCATGTTCATCACTAATTCTTTGCGTTTTTCGGTTTCTATATTCTCGAACTCTTGAATCTGATTGGAGATAGGTGCCTCAACTCGGCTGACTACAGCAAGAACTTGTTCGAGTTCAGCTGCGAACACGTTATAAGGTTCTTTTAATAAGCGTTTTTGCTCGGTGCCAAATCGCTGCAAGTGTGTGCGAACACTCACGATTTCACGAAGGACACCCTTCATCTCTTTTAAATTGTCTTGTGTTACTACAAGATTGTTATATTTGGCTAGTTTCTCCTCTAAATATTTGGAGATTTCCTCATTGTTCCATACCGCTCGGCCTACAGATTGAATCAATTGAGGCTCTACGTTTTTTACTACTTGAACTTCCATGTGTGTGGTTTCCTTTCTTTACAATTCGTATCGAATCATCTAAAATATAGGTGTGTGGTTGCCTTTCTTGTAATTCGCAAGAAGGCTGAGTGCTATTTCTCCTTTTGAGAAATGGCACTTTTTTATTTTGTGATGAATATCACCAAATTAATAACAGCAACAGCCATTGTGATAGTGAAGATTGTGGCTGCCAATAGATTGATAATTTTATCTACCATAGATATTCCCCTGTAACCCACCAATATGAAATACCGAAGAATAAAAACAGCGTGAATGCTGTGAATACTAGCATTTCAAATGTGCTTGGTTCTTCATTGCGCAACGCTCTTCGTTTGGCACGTTTTTCCGCTGCTCTTAATCTGTGAATCCTCATCTTTATATTTCCTCTCTTTCCATTCCTCAAAATCGGCTAGATTCTGAGGATTTTTATAAAACTCATATATTGCATCTATTAATAGGTTCATGCGATATCCTTGCACACCGCATCAATGCCTCGGCTTTTCATGATTTCGTGGATCATTAATCTGCCTTTTTGAGTCCATTTTGTGGTGATTTTAGAATCCAATCGACCATCTGAACGTGTGAATGTGAATGTTTCGCTTTTGGTGTAACCTTTGCCCATTTGATTTTTATATAGAATCCATTGTCCACTCACGTTGCGTTGAACCTTCTCTTCTTCGAGAATCTTATTCAATGCCCTTGCTGTGATATCGTAATCAGCGGCAATCTGCGTTATTGTCAACGCAGATGTGCTGCTTAGGATTTCATCGACATAATCTCTGATAGGTTTAAACTCAGAAATCTGCTGTTCCTGTGCAGCAATCAACACCTTTTGCTCATTAATCACCATATTGGCGATTTTCAAGGCTCTGCCCATCACCTTCTCCGGTGAGTTCCACTCTTTTTCTACTGGGATAAAGTATTCTCTAGCCTCTCGACCTTTGTCATTTCGTGCAAGCATACATAATTGTTTCCCAATTTCAATGGTGAGTTCATGCTCTGTGATATTTTGTCTGCCGCCATTTGAGTTATGGACTTTTTTGTCCGCTACTCGATAATCGATGCCCTCTGTAAATCCGTAATCACACATTCTTGCGAACCATTTTGTGTATGGTGTTTCGATTCCGAGGAACATATGAAGATCTCGACCACTTACAAATTGTTCATCTGTTTCTGTGATATTAATAGGAATTAAGTTCATATATTGTTCTCCTTTACTTTGCTAATCCGTAGCACTACATCAATTCTGTAATGGACACATTAAAGCATTCAGCTAACTTTTTGAGGCTGCTCACGTTCGCTGAGTTTTTGCCTCGTAACCATTGACCGACAGCCGCTTGGGATAAGCCGGTTCTTTTGGCTACTGCATAAGCACTCATATTTTGCTCGTGCATCAATTCTTTAATTCGTTCCAAATTCATTGCTTTATCACCTTCCTTTTGGTAGAATGAAATTACTAAACTTTTACTTAGCAAATAATAGCATTTGCATTGCTATGTTTTTGCGTTGCTCTGTGATTACATATTACAACGCAAATGCTACTATGTCCAATTAACAGTTTATAAAAATAATTATTTTTTCTTAAACAGAATAAGGTGAGCATATGGCATTCGATAATATATTTGAAATCATGAAGGAACGAGGCCTTACAGCTTATAGAGTTTCAAAAGATACAGGAATCTCACAGGCCTCTATAGCGGATTGGCGAAAAGGTCGCTCAAAACCTAAAATTGATAAACTCAAAATATTAGCTGAGTATTTTGGTGTATCATTGGCATCGTTAACAGGGGAAAGCAGCGAAATTGATGATACTCAACAAATACAAGCACAAAATGGATACTATGTAGACAAAGAAACGGCCGAATATGCTGAAATGTTACGGACTCGCCCTAATGCTAGACTTCTATTCTCTGCTGCGAAAGATATATCAAAAGAGGATATGCAAAAGGCGGTCGAGTATATTGAGTTTTTAAAATCGAAAAATAAATAATGGTACCCACTAAACCGTGGATACCATAAATGGGGAGTGTGTTGTATTGGTAGTAAACATAATTTACTGCGATTTGCCACATGCCAATGCCGTGGCAGAGGAATGTGAAGATATAGATACTCATAATATCTATATTAATAAAAATCTCCCTCATGGTCGCATGAGAGAGGAAATTAAACATGAATTAATGCATATTATTAATGA